GTTAAAGGATCCCCTCGTCACCTGGCTGCCCAAAGGCGTTACCATGACGAAGTCTGGCACACGTATACGTACAACGTGCACCGCTGCTTCGGTTAAACCCAACACTGGTTCCGAAGCTCAAACGTGTCGAGGCTGCCTACGCAGCACTTTCGACACAAGAGAGACCATTTCCAATGGCCTGAAGCTCATTCGGATTCGATACAGGATTCCTGTATGCGAACTGCCGGATCTTCAGGTTAAGGACTTAAACAAGTATCTCTCTTATCTTCTCCTTCAAGGGAGGGAGAGGGCAAGCGTTCCGTTCCCACGTAGACAAAGTCTACGACGGGATTCGGACGGCCTCCTTCCCTTGATGCGTTTGCTGAAACACGAGCGATGGGAATTAGCCCATTCTATCGCGTCAATTAGGCGCAACCTGCCTGCAGGTTGCCGTCAGCACACGCCTTCCGCGCGTCCTGCTTGGGAGCAGAACGCGTTCTCTGAACCCCCCTCCTCTTCTCCCGAGTACCTGCGCTTCGTTCGGCGCGAGGTTTCTCGTATCTTTCCTTTGGGTTGGGACCGGAATTATGCCGATTTTGTCTGGCGGCATGTACCGAACCCAACTGCGAGAATGACTGCGAAACGAGCAGATCATCATTTCCGCGGTAAAGGAAAAGATTTCCGTAGGCAGTGCTTGACAGGCAGATCTATTCCGATCGATCAACCTGTTAGAGCCCGGTATAAGGAAGTGATGAGTGCTGGCAAGTGCAGGCCTCTCGTAATTTACGACGAGACCACTGAAGTGCTAGCTCCTCTTCACAAAGTCATGGATGCCCATCTCATGCGGCAACCGTGGCGCCTTGTTGGACCACCTACGGAGAAGAAAATGTCATCTGTCTGTGTTTACCCTCGCCAAACCTCGGTAGATTTGGTGAGCGCCTCAGACAACCTGTCCTTAGATGTGACAGAGGCGATACTTGGCGCTTCGCTTCGGAAGTGCTCGATTGTTCCGGGACCGGTTCGCCTACGGGCTTTCCAGTCACTCCGTCCACTTGTTGATTGTGACGGAGAGGTTAAGGAAGTATCGCACGGACAGATGATGGGGAGCTACCTCTCCTTTCCCCTCCTTTGCCTTCACTCTTACCTCGCCGCGCTTTGGGCGCTTCGCGGGGAAGAAGGCAATGTCCTTGTTAACGGGGATGATACCACAGTGTCATCTTACCGCTATCTCGAAGCTTCAGATTACCCCAGCGGGTACAAGTTAAATGATCTGAAGACAATTCGATCAGAGACGGTTGCAGAGATCAACTCGACTGCGTTTCTGAAAGGGCGGGGGGGCAAGTGGCGTGAGATACGTCACTTGCGGAGAGGTGGTTTCTTGACCGATTACCCCGGGATGCTGCACGCTGCTAAGGCAGTCGCCGGGTCAGTTAAGTGGACGGATGCCTTCATCCGTTCACGAATCGGCAAGAAATGGGGGTTTCTTCCCTCCCAGCTTCGGTTACACCCGAAGTCCTATGTCGCTCATGAGCGGCAGAGGTCAATGTGGAACAGGCACTTTACCTGTCTACCGGGTCCTCCCAAAGAGGATTCCACATTGCTTCAAGCTGTCCGTAGACGGCTTGATCCCGATGAGCAAGTAGCTCTGTTCCTGCACCAGTGGGCTACAGGTCGGGAGGGAGGGTTGAAGAGAGACGTATACAGACCGTCAGTGGGCTGCGTACGTCGGACCTACCGGTACAGGGCTGTGAAGCCCTGGCGTTTTCTGTCTTACCTTGGACAGTTAAGGGCATTAAAAGTGCCCGCCGGTAGGGGAGAAGAAGAACTGCGTTTTCTGCCTGCAGATTACGTCAGTATAAGAGAAGATATCGCCCTCAGAGAGCTTGCCGCTTATGGCTCTCAAGTGTTTGGGGACGATTAACTTGGGAAGTGGTCCCTTGGCCAGGAATGGTGTGCCAGCACACCGGTGGGGGTTTACTGATTGTGGCCAGTTGAGCCGTGACTTTTACCACCATCTCTCATAGTCCCTATCTCTCCTCCGCAAGCACTCTTCCCTGATATACTGCGATTCTGCGGTATGGAAGAGGCACCTGGTAACAGGTTGGGGGATCTAGGCTAGAGGGTGGGGACGAAGGAAGTCGGCCGAAGGCCGGTCGTCGTGAGACGATGCGGGTTGGGAGTTCTCTCTGCAAGTGCCTAGAGAACCAGTTGACCGCTGTAGGAGGAGTCCTACAGTGGGGATG